ATAGCCAACAGTTCGTATGCCAGCGATCACATCGTCTATACCAACAGCATCCACTTATTAGAGCACCCAGGAAAGTTCTATCTCATACCATATGATCCTTATGCTGATGCCGGTACAACTGCGGCCTATATAGCTGCATTTGATGGCCACAAGAAAATCTACATGCTGGGATTTGATGGTTATGATCTACCAGGGCATAACAGTAATGTCTATGCTGATACTAATGGATATGACAGCAAATGGGGATTTGACGTTGAAGGTGATAAATTAATCAACAATCGCGTGCAACTATGCAATGTCTACAGTGATGTTGATTTTGTTTGGGTGACTGTTCGCGGCAGGAATACCATGCCAGAACCACTTAAATGGGTCAATAATTTCCGCCAGATCAGTTTTAGAGATTTGGTCTTAGAGTGCGACCTATAACAAGACTCGTTCCAAGGTCTTGATCTTTTCAATTACCGCAGTAAAATTAATCGTGCGCCACACACCTGGATGTAGAGGTTTGGGATGATCTTCTAGGCTCACCCATGAGTAGCCACGATGTTCATAGTTCAATATGGGGACGAATTCTTCTTCTACGGGTATGAGAAAAGTATGATAGGCAAAGTGTCCGTTATCGCTGGTAAATTTTTCTATGGGTATGACCTTGACATCATGGAATTCATATCCAAGTTCTTCCTTGAGCTCACGAGTCAGAGACCCAAGTATCTGCTCATTGGCATCGATCTTGCCACCAGCTAATCCCCAGGTACCTGCATACTTAGTGCTGTTGCGCAACAAGAATAGATAACGGTGAGTTGATATTGAGTAGATGAAAGTACCTACACCTTCTATATGACTAAGGTCCATAGTCCTGCTTTGTATTCGCCCTCGTAGCTTTTTACCCATTGAGATTGATTCCATTTATATTGAGTTCCAGTATTGAGATTACTTACATATTGTAACGTCACGTCTGTGCGGCTGTCAAATGATATGGTCCAATGCGTGCCATTGTATTGTATGATATCATTGGCATAGGCTACTAATTGTTGCCCATTGCTACCAGTCCAAATTGGTGCGCCATCTCCGGGAGCATTATCGAAACTTCCGATATCATCTAAGATCAGATAACGTGTGCCATTGACTGCTGATTGAGCTAATGACACGGCGGAATCTTTGCGAGGATCAACAATAGCATCAATTGGTAATAAGGTATTAGATGGTTTAGTATCTATGTCGACATTGAAAATCAATAGGCTGTCATCGGTAGGGTGATAGCTGACTGTGCCAATGACTTCATTGAGGCCATCTTCCTGTAGGAGTCGGACCTGGCTAACACCATTCTGCAGTTCACCATAGACACTGACCAAGCTACGCCATATGTCTTTAGTACCAACTTTGGTTGGAGTTTCTAGCGTGGGCTCGCGTGGTAATTCTAGTTCACTGATCTTGAGCAAGGTCAGCTGATTACCGATCAGCAATACTCCATACATGAGTGGAGTGAAATACTGTCGACGACCTAGTAGATTGTCTTCACTCATCACATCAGCACTGAGATTACCATCGCTGTCGTGTATGCTGGCGATGATCTTCTGTATGACTCCCAGCTTCTTGATCTTAGCTGGTGGACTGATCCACACGGGCAATTTAAATGTCAAGGTAGCCACATCGATGGGATTTTCAGTACCAATCGGCACGCTACGGCTAGTCCAATTGGGTGATTCTAGATAGACCACACTTAGGCTGGTCCAGTCGATGTAGTTGTCTGTTGATTGTATTTCCAATGCTGGATTAAACAGCACCATCAATTGTTCTAATAGTTGTAGTTTCTGTTTGGTATTAGATGTCCAGATATCTAATTTAAGATCGATAGTGTAAGGCACAGGCATCAGGCGTTCGATGCTGAAGGCATTACCTTGGCGATTTTCGTACTCCATGGTGTCTTCATTATAGTAGCGTTCTCTGATCTGCATCTTGCCAATAAAAGTAGGATCCTGTACGCGATCGCGATCATAGGTGATGTTATTGATCCAAGCAGCCATGGCCGGTACTGTGGGCAACATATTACCAGCGGTATTTTGGCTGAGTATAGCCTGCACCTGGCGACTGCTGTCACCATAGTAAACAGGCACACGCTGTAAGGTAGTGTTACCTTCTCGATCCTGGCCAAACTCTACTTGGAATCCTGATACCATCCTGATGAACTGCGCAAGGAATCGCTCTATCTGGGCATCATAAAAAAATTGAATATTAGCTGTGGCCATCTTTAGTTATCCGCTGAAGGACGCAGGGCTTGACTCAAGCTCTGACGTTCATTGACTACATTTGTGTAAATCGTATATTCTAATACACTGCCAATTGGCAATGGGCTTGCATCTGCTACAGTAGCACTTGATACTACGCCAGTTAGGTTACCAGCTAGGGTGTAACTCGCACTTGATGCATTGGCTGAAGTCACGACGTAACTGCCATTGAAAGCTGTGCTACCAGCTACACCTGCTATCAAGATATCTTGACCTATTACGAACGGTGTAGTTGATTGGCTAGCGAATCGTATAGTAGCATTACCACCCGTGGCCGTAGCAGATGTTATCCTTAGCTTTCTTGGATACAGTGGACCAGTGATGGTAACAGCTATATTACCACTGCTGTTAGATATAGTATTAGTGATAGGTAATCCGTCTAGACGAGTTCTAGCACCATAAGTGCTGTTGTATGGGACTTTAACAACCACTGTCTTGGTAGAAAGTGTAAATGATAAGGTTGCGGCATTGGCTGGCGGAGCGTATGAACTTGAAATACGTATAGCGTCCCAGGCTGCACTATTACTCATAAACTGATTATTGTCGTTGATAAATCCACTTAGTTGTGTTTGATTTTCCACGCCCGGTGTTAGGTTAGTTCTCACTGAATCCTCTACTTTGACCCAACGGCGACCATCATATCGGAACAGTCTATTAGGTATGTAATCTAAACGTAAATGGTAGTCACCTTGTCCTGGAGCAGCCGGGAACGCGATACCAGCGGCCACTGTGGCACCGTTTGGTGGTAGTGCATCTCCAGTGAGATAACCTTCTATTTTTACTGCTGACGTTAATGTCTGTGCGCTGGCATCTGCTACGTTTGAGCTAGCATCAGGTGCCATGTCACTGGCATCTAGCGCACCAGGATCAACAGGTAATCCATGTGCGTTAACATTTTCAGTGTAGAACGTGCTGGTATCGTAGCCACTCTTAGGTACATCTTGTTCTGCACGAGTAACGATGGCATCATTGATCTCGATGTATTTGTTATAGGTGCTGATAACTTCACCTAGAGTATTGGTATTTGTTTCGTCGTTGCTGGCTGGTAAGTTATTGAGTATGTCTTTGTATTCTTGGCTGTCTACTAATGGTTGTAGTTTGACACGCCATAGATGTGGCCACCAAGTCTGTGCGAATCCTTCCGCGGCACGGCTAGCATCATTGACCACATAGAATCGTTTGAGTGCGGCGCCGACACCTTCATCTAAAGGATAGTAGTCTATTAGATTTGGTAGTTCTAGCACATCACCTACCATGAGCTTGCGACCAATGATGTCGATCATATCATCATAGTGTACCACCGCAAACATGGTATCACCAGTTAGGAATAATCCAAACTGTTGTAGGTCAAAATCGTTGTCATTGATGCGATAGATAGTTCGCATGGTATATACGCTAGTGTCATACTTGCGATCACGATTTTCGAGGAACAAGAGATCCTGTATGCCCATGATTCCAGTAGCACCCGATTCTGTGGCGCTGGCATTGGCCTGCGCTAATGGCCCCAAATATTTGTGGACATAGACGTCAACGCCACCCACGGTGAACATTTCACTCATTGTCTTGTTGATGAATTTATCGTCGTTGCCTTTGGTTGGCTTGTATAAACTTAAACGTGGCATTACAGAATCCTATTATCTAGTATTTATCGACATTGACAACTACACCAAAATGTGTTATACTGCTTTTATGGCTGAAATTACTCAGAGTTTAGATTGGGCTCAAGTTCAAATTGAACTAGAAGCACCTGCACATAAGATGAAAAAGCATACCAACGACATGCTGAAAATGAGCGATGCCATAGGTGCTATGGTTAAAAAATTATCAGAAGAAGAAATTAACTGCCGTAGAATGGGTCGCCAAACCCGTAAGCACAAGGAATTATTAGAACAAATTAACCAAGAAATATCCCATTATGAACAATATTTGACTTTTGGTGTGCTATTAAATGGTTGACAAATCTACCAAAAGATAGTATAATATACATAATAAAGGAGTGACTAAATGCATGATTTTATTAGAAAACTATGGAATAGCAAGACCACTATAGCTGTTATATTGTGGATAGCTGTATTTGTTTGGGTTTATAATTTAAATCCTGCGAAAAAATCCATAATACCGCATACACCTGCGGGAAAGACAGTCGAAGAAATCATGGCCACTCCGGTGGATACTGTCCAAGAAGCACCCTGGGACAAAGATTTTAAATCAGCAGTGGAGCCTATGTAATGGAATATAAATGGAGCCAACCCTATCCCGGTGAAAGCCGTTATGAACGCCTGTTCCGTGCCCAACGTATCCTACAGCTATCACGCCATGTGATGTTACTGGACACCGTAGAGCCAGTGAAAGATTTAACAGAAGCTAATAAATACCTCATGAGGTTTAGATTGGAGAAGTAACATGGGAACACCAGTATATATGGAAATAGAAGAAGCCTATAGCATCGTGCAATGGCACGGTGAAGAATATGGACATCGCAATCTGTTTGGTGCCTTAAACAGCATGGAAGAGAATTGGGACGATCTGGACAGCATGGAACGTGCGGCCTATAAACAGGTCAAGCGTGAATTAGAAAAAGAAATCCGTATATTAGAAGATGATGGACAACCAGATTAGTTGACAGATAAAATAAATTCTGTATAATTAAATGATTAACTAAGGAACAACTAGCATGGCGATCAAGATTGACGGAATGAAAAAGAAAGCTAAAGTCAGTAACATCAACTTCAGCGACGAGAAATACACAGGCAAAGAACCTACCTGGGACTATGATCGTGCCTTGGCTTTCTCAAACGAAGAATTTGATCATCATCTACGCAAGAGCCTCGCTTACTATAACTATTATTATTCAGTTAAGGATCTAAAAAAACATCTAGTAGCATGGTTACGCAAGAACACCGCCAATAATCACAAACTTGAAAAAGCAGATCTTGATCTATTTGCTCGTAGTTCAGATAGCCTAGTGCCATTCACTGCCTGCGCATTGATCAAAGCACATGAACAGGGAATGCCCCTGCGTGATCGTCACGTGGAATACATCTTAGATGTCGTGCATCGTGTTATCCTGATGAAATCAGATAATGATGAATTTGCGGATGAGACTCCTAAAGCCAAGGCAGAAGTGCGTGTTCCAACCATCCAGGATCGCCTAAATGAAGTGGCTAAGAAACATATCCTATACTTTGAAATGCTTGAAGATGCACTATTCGCAGGTGAGGCGGTAGACCCCAAAGCATATGAGTATCTGGTCAAGAACACGGTACCACAGGCACTGATCAGCAAGATACAAGCAGTATTTGAACCTAGACATACTGAACTTAAAGAAGCACGTAAGGGCGAGTGCGAACAACTTAAAGAAGCCTACAGCCATTACAAAGCCGCAGACTATAAACGCTGTGAAGCATTCTATGATCGACTATTCCAAGATCTAGCCGCTTATAATCAAACTAAGAAGGCTACTAAGAAAGCCGCAGTACGCAAACCACCGCAAAAAGAAAAACTAGTCAAGGGTTTAAAATTCCTCAAACAAGACACATCTCTTAAGATCGTCAGCGTTAATCCAGTGGACATCGTTGGTGCCGAGGTGTTGTGGGTTTACAACGTTAAAAATCGCAAACTGGGTCGGTATGTAGCAGAAGCCATGGGAGGTATCCTAGGAGTTAAGGGCACTACGATCACAGGCTATGATGCAAACAAGAGCACACAAAAAACGCTCAGAAAACCAGAAGAGCAGATCAAACAATTCCTAGCTTCAAGTAAAGTTGAACTACGTAAATATCTTGAAAACATCAAGACCACAGAAATCAAGCTCAATGGACGAGTCAACGCAGAAACCATATTACTTAAAGTTCAATAAATATAGTATATTAGGAAATTATACTATGGATCCACGTTTTTTTAGAAAGTATTCTGATTTAGTCACTGAAGCTGAGCAACCAGTTATTACAGAAGCACTATCCCCAGAAAATCAAGCCAAGGTAGAGCGTGCTGTGGCTAAAATAGCAAACACATTTAAGCGGGATATCAACCAATACTCAAAAGAGGGCGAGGATGTGTCGGATGAAATAGCTATGGTACTTGCTGTTGCTGCTGGTGGATTGACAAAAGAATATACGGCATCAGATTTTATTATTGATACTATTGACACTGCATCACCGATGATTTATAATGTTATAATGGGACAAAATTCTCAAGGCGACGAAGTTGATTGGGAACAAAAAATCCCAGGTATTCACAAAGCTATCGATGTAGCATTTAGCCGGGCTGTTAAAAATATATCTTTTGCTAAACCTAGTAAATCTAACAGTCTGAAGTAATCTAATCCCCTCAAGGTAGCGAAAGGCAAGATTATCCTGTTGTCGAGAATAAATACAAGATAACAGGATAAATTACATGTCAGATTTACCAGCAAATGTTTCAGCAACCACGGGTCTAACAGCAAATCTCAGCCTTACAACTGAAAGCCTATTTAATCCAGCAACAGGCACGGGTGCCGGACGCATCGCCTTTGATGCTAACCTGCAGGCACAATTAACACAAGTATCAAGTCTACAAAACGATATTATTGATTATATCCGCCTACGCTTAGGTTATGGTATGATTGATGTTGAAGCTGATAAAGAACACTTTGACATGGGTATTAAACAAGCACTGATCCGCTATCGCCAAAAGAGCAGTAATTCAGTAGAAGAATCATATGCGTTTCTAGACATACATCCTGAAACACAGGAATACATCTTGCCTAGCTATATCATGGACGTTAAACAGGTATTCCGTCGAGGTATTGGCAGCGTAACAGGCACAACAGCCAGCCAATTTGAACCATTTGCATCAGGATATCTAAACACCTACATGCTGGTAGCGGGACGGGTTGGTGGGTTAACTAACTATGAATTATTCGTGGACTATCAAAAACTAGCCATGCGCATGTTTGGTGGCTTCATGAATTTTACCTGGAACAAGGTAACTAAGAAACTAACACTGGTACGCAAACAACCATTTAATGGAACTAGTCCAAACAATGAAGTAAGTGAAAGCATCTTGCTTTGGGTCTACAACTACAAACCAGATATCATGTTGCTGAATGATCCGCAGGTATTTCCATGGATACAGGACTATGCTTATGCACTAACATCTATGAGCATAGGTCAAGCACGTGAAAAATTCGCTTCAATCGCAGGCCCAGGAGGTGGTACTAGCCTTAACGGTACTGCGCTCAAACAAGAAGGACAGGCCCTACTGGATAAACTTGATGAAGAAATCAAGAACTATGTAGACGGTGGTCAACCATTAACCTGGATAATGGGTTAAAAACTCTAGACTTTCACAGCGAATTCCCGTAAAATAGTATATCAACTAAGGAGTAGCTATGAGTCAAATCATTGGTATCTGTGGACTGATCGGCGCGGGCAAGGACACAGTAGCAGATTATCTGGTTAACCTACACGAATTCCGCAGAGAAAGTTTCGCTAACAGCCTCAAAGACAGCGTGGCTGCTGTGTTTGGATGGGATCGCGAACTATTAGAAGGCCGCACCAAACAATCAAGAGAGTGGAGAGAGCAAGTAGATGAATTCTGGGCTGATCGCTTGAAGATGCCCAAACTAACTCCACGCTGGGTCTTACAGTACTGGGGTACCGAAGTATGCCGC